TGGGGACATTTGACCAAACGCGTTCATCGGGCCGACTTGTGGGAACAATGGACGGTCGGCGGTGTCGCTAAGTTGTCCCAACAATTGGAACACATCAGGCGCGACCGCAATCATGTTAGGTAGATTGCCGTTTGATGCGCTAAGGATTGTGCTTGCCGCATAGTAGGCAGCCTGTACCCATGCAGCTGGGTCGGATGTTGCTCCGAAATCGGCAAACGCTTTTGTTGTGGTTGCGCCTGCGACCAATTGGTCTGCTGCGTAGTTGTCGGTTGCGTTGGCATAAATGCGACCCATGTCATCAAGAACAATGCTGATGATGTTGGGGTCTGACCAATCCATGTCGGCTTCGGAAATGTTGACGTACCCACCGAAAATTTGCTTCGTAACTTGGTTGTTGAAAACGACCATTGTTCCTGCGGTTGGGGACTGCTCGCCAATTGATGCGCCGATGCTGGTGTGGGTGGTTACCTCGGGGCGGATAAATACTTTTCCACCGCCTGGCATTGCGCGAACACCGACCGCGTCCACAACGGGACGACGACCAATGAAGTTGTTGTACACCGGGGCAAGGATTGGGGTGGGCAGGATACCGGGGGTGTCGGTGGTAACGATGTCCGGTGCAGCTGCGCGGATCGTCTCTGACATTGCGCGCCATTGGTCACCGCCAACGACTGCTGCGGAAATGTATTCGGCAGCGGTTGGCATTGGTACAACACGACGTGGTTGTGCAAATACAAGTGGGTTGGTTGGTTCGGTCGGGGCGGATGCCTCGATCACTTCGGGGGTTTCCATAACGGATGTCTCCTTTGATGTTGGGGTTGGTTCGCCTTCCGCGTCTGCGGGGGCGGGGGTTTCGTCCGGTTGCGCCTGGGCGTAAACGGTTTCGATCTTGGCTGCGGCAAATGCGCCCGCAGTAACTAGCGATAGTTCGTTCCATGCGGCCTTGGTGACGATCATGGTGTCGCCTTGCCAGGAGAACTCGATTGGTTCCACACCGACCGACACGGAATCTAGGACACCGTCCTTCACTAGTGTTAGCGCGTCACGGCCTGCGGTGGTGTCACTAATTTTGGCAGCGAACGACATTCCGACACCAGGGATGGATACGCGCTCTAGCACGATTCCGACCGGGCGGTTTGCGTCGTGGTATTCCAAAAGTTTTGGTGCTGCACCGTCGGACGGTAACGACCCTTCCGCAAATTGCACCTTAGTTCCATCCATGGTCACAGCTGGGACGTCATACGGTGCCGCAAGGCCGATAAAGGTTCGGCGCGGTTCGTTGCCTGCTGCGGCTTCTAGCTCGATTTTTTGTGGGGTAAGTCTAATCATGATCCGATTGCCTGGTCTGTTCGGGTGGGTGCGGGTTGATCCATCAAGTCATCGTCCTCGTTGTCGTAACGCTCGAACGGGTTACTGATGAATTGGGAAACGTCAAACTCGATGTGTCGTCCGCGGGGGATGATGTTGTCCATTGACAATGTTTCTTGGATGGTGTCTAGGAAAATTTTTGTGCCGTAGGTGTATAGGTCGGCGCGTTGATCCTGTTGATTTGTGTAGTTGATTGATGACCCTGCGCCTAACGGTGCGTTGATCATTGACGCAGGGACATTCATAATTCGCGCCATTTCTAAGGCTTCAAATTGGCGGGATTCCACTAGCTGCAATTTGGATGGGTCTTGGTCAAACGATACCCATTCGACGTATTCGTTTAATGCGCCGACCGCGTTTGCGCGTCGAGCGTTTGCCCATCCTGCGGCCAGGTCGGCTAATTCCTCGGCGGACATTGGTTCGCCCCCGCCTTTTTGCTGTAGATAGCCCGCGGCGAATTCGTTTTGGGCGAACCTGGCTGCGGATTCGTCCAGGCGTTCGGCAATAGTGATCGCTCGATTGCTCGCATACACAACGCCCCGAATAGGAGAAATGAATTGCACCACGTCGGCGGTTCGCAGCTGCTGGCCGTTGAACTCGACGTTGTTGGACATTCCGAACCATTGCCCACCGTAGGTGGATTGGTCGGGGGTTTCTACGTCTGCTGCGGGTATCCAGGTAAACGACGCAGGGAACCCGGTTCCTGCCTGTGCACCGGTGCGGGCATAACGTGACGTGATTACCCAAAACGCGCGTCCGTACATGATTAGGTCGCTTACGGTTTGTCCGATGATGAATTGGCGGGTGACTTTCGGGTCGGGGCGGGTGAACCACGATTCGCCTTCGAGATAAACCTTGCGGTATTCCTCACTAACGGAATCCCAAACCAATTGGTATTGGCACAACGCCAACGATCCCGCTAGGGAAACGTGTAGGTCGTGGGCGCGTGAAACTGCCGGGATGCGTAGTGCGCGATCCGCACCAACCCCGGACGTGTAGGTGTAAAAGTTTCCGACCTGCGAGCTTCCTGCCGCTGCCTTAATCGGGGCTAGCGATGACCCATGCGCGGGCATGGTCACTTTGTCGCGGCGTGAGAAAATTGGCATTACTACCATGATCCGCATTAGGCGGGGTATTTTCAAGCCTTACCCGCAACAATAGTTTTTTAGGGTTATGTCGCGAACGCTGCAACGGCCTTGCTGCGGGTTTGCGGTTTTGACGCTAATGCGACCGCCCACACCATCGCCCGGCATAACTCAATTGCGCCTGGACTATGAGATGACGACAACGCAACCGATCCCCGGTATGGTGCCATAACCGCCCGCTCAACGTGTTCAATTAGCAACTGCGATCCGTGATGTTCGACCCGTCCGTCGACGATCATTTGTCTAACGATTTTTGTCCATTGGAAAATTTCGCGATGACCGCAAAACGTGGTGCGGGGTTTTAACCGTTGCGGGCAATGAATTTCTAACGATGTCCCAATCGCCAATTTTACGGTCGGTTGCCGGGCGATCACTTTATCGATTTCGTCCCAAATAAGGTTTAGGCGCGACACGGTGAATTCGACTTCGGCGACACAACTATCACCGTTGACCCCGACGCGCACCCCGTAAAACTTGTCGTCCGTCAAAGAACACTCGACCGCCAGGACACCACCGTCCGGCATCGTTTCGGATTGTTGCCTAGCGAACAACCCGTGTTCTAGCCAGGCGGTGGACGCGGCCACGAATTGGTTTGCGGTTGATCGGATGAATTCGTGGATTTCTTTAGCACCCTTAGAGATCGCCCATTCACATTCGTCGCGCAGCTGCTTAATGTCGATCAGTTGACCCAGGCCAGGGTTCGACCATTGCCAGGCTTCAACGGTTAACGGATCAACACCGGGCGGGGGTGAATACTCGGCAAAATAGAAACTTGACGGTTCGCCTTTGTCAATCACCGCCAACCCTGCGTCCCGCCAGGCAAGCATCGCCTTAGATGACGAGTCGCCTGCGGTGGATGTCATTAGGAACAACGGGTCACGCCTGGCGCGTTGCGTTGGGGCTAAACCACCATCCAACACTTCGGCTTTAATCCCAAAGATTTCGTCGGCATAGATCAGGTCGCACGATAGCGAATGGCCTGCGTTCATCGATGCGGCCTGGACGATCCATTTGCTACCGTCCGGCATGGCGACTTCCTCATGCTGGAACCCCATTTTGACCGCTTTAGGGTCTAGCCCGAATTTGCGGCAGGAACATTGATCATTGGCGATTCGTCCGGATACGAACTGTTTGAACAGACAAAGGGGAGCCTAAGTATTGATTCTCCCTCAACCTTGTCGCGCACCATAGCGTTCCGGGGCTATTTTGCCGCGCTCATGATCGACGCGTCAAAGTTCGTCAAGTTCACCTGATCCAATAAACCCGTAATGCCTGCACCCTCACATCCATTTGACGTAACCCATAAACAATTGGTTAGCGGTTTTGCCGTTATCCAAACGTTGGAACCCGTCCCGGTGAATGTGGGGGACAGCATCACAATCGCATCGGTTGGCGCACCGTTCAATGGAACGTTCACGGTGTACTCGATGGAACCGTACTTCCTGGCAGAAATAACCCAGGAAGGCGACCTAGAGTTCAACCCCGACATCATCCATCTAAACCAATTCATTTATAAATGCGTTGGCGCGGACGTTGAACGCCAGGCCGCAACCGGCACGTTGACCTATTCGCAACACGCAACCTGGGTCGATGATCAAGAAGTTTTGGATTGGTTGGGCATTGATCCGGCTACCCAAAACGACGAGGATTTTGTCGCGGTGTGTGTCGAAGCTGCAAACGATTGGTGTTGGAACCGCAGACGCGAAGCGGGCTACCACGATTCGTTAACGGTTGTCCCCAACAATTCCGTCAAATTAGGTGCGATCATGTATGCGGCAACCCTTTACCGTGAACGCGGTGCGGTTGATTCGTTTGCATCGTTCACCGAGCTTGGCGCAATAGCCCCCACAATGACGCTAGGCCGCATCAATCAACTGCTAGGCGTGAACAGGTCACAGGTCGCCTAATGCCAGCATCGGGCGTATTTGCGACGGCACAGACCCAACTAGTTGCATCCCTAACTAGTTTGGGTCTAGCCGTTGTAACCGACCCGCGCAACGTGCGCCCGTTAACGGTGCTAGTCAACCCACCAAATGTGGACATCAAAAATTACAATTGGGCAGACATCACGTTCAGCATTTTGATTTGCGCAGCACCGCCAGGCAACCAAGACGCAGTCGATTATCTAATCACCACCGCCGACGAAATCATGGACTCGCCAATCGTGGTCATCGATGCCAACCCCGACGTTGTGACCATCGGCAACCAGGATCTCCCCGCCTACCGAATGACCGTCCGCATGGGCGGAGAAGGACACTAAATGAAAGTAGAAATACTTAGCGACAAAGTCGGAATCCCCGGCGATGTCATTGATCTCGACCCGAACGAAATCAACGTCGATGCGTTGATTGAAGGCGGGTTCGTTAAACCCCACAAACCACAAACCAAGAAAGAAAAGGACTAACCAATGGCTACTGCAACATTTCTCGCCGGGTGCAGCTGCACCATCAACAGCGTCGATTTGAGCGATCAGGTCACGAACGCGGTTTTGACTTACACCGCCGAAGCATTAGAGGCAACATCGCTTGCGGATACTGCCCGCAAGTACGTTGCCGGGTTGCAAAACAACGAAGTCACCGTGACCCTTATGCAGTCATACGCGGCAACTGAAACCGAAGCGAATATCTACCCCCTGGTTGGCACAACCACGACAATCGTGTTGAAGCCAGGCAGCGGCGCAGTATCGGCAACAAACCCGTCCTACACTTTGACGGGCGCATACTTGGCAAGTCACACGCCGATCAATTCATCGGTCGGCGAATTGTCCATGGTTGAGCTCACGTTCCAGGGTGGCACCCTGGCCAAGGCGACTAGTTGATTGGCAGCGGGCGGACATGAAACTACAAATTCGGTATCACACGACACAAGGCGAATCACATTTAGTGGTAAGCAATCTTGGCACGATCGTTGCCTGGGAACGCCGATTCAAACGCAAGGCCGTTGACATGGCGCAAGGCATAGGCGTTGAGGATTTAGCGTTTCTGGCATACGAAGCATCAAGACAAGCGGGGATCGTTGTCCCGGCAACCTTGGACGATTTTATTGCCAAGGTTGACGAAATTGCTTTAACCGATGAAACCGAAAACCCTACCCAACCGGCACAACTAGCAGACTCTTAATCGAGGTGCTAGTTGCGACCGGATATTTTCCCCCCGACATTGATTTTGATGTCCGGGAATTATTAACCGTGATCGACGTATTGAAAGAGAGGAACAATGGCGCGAACAACCGTCGTAGGTCTCTCTGAAACGTTGCGTGAGCTGCAAAAAATTGACGCGGAACTAATTAAAGAAATCCGCAAAGATTGGCGCAGGATCGCCAAACCCGCAATCGCCGATGCGCGTTTCTTTATGCCCGACCAAGTGCCGTTAACCGGTATGCGACGCGGCCGCTTAACGTACGATCCGAAAATTGCCGACCGCAAAATCGGTGCGTTCCTGCGACCCAAAACTAAACGTCGCAAATCGGTCAACATCCAAACACACAGCCTTTTCAACATCGAGGAACGCGACCCAGGCGCAGCAATCTTCGACATCGCAGGACGCAAAACATCTGGGTCAAATCAGTCGCGTCGCAAAATGCCCGACGGAACCGTCAAGGTTTTAACGTTTAAACAAACGTTTATTAGCAACTTGCAGGAATACCACGGGCGCGGACAATACAAGGAACGCGCATCCCGCGCCATGTGGCCAGGGGTCGAACACGCTGCGCCCCGCCTGGCTAACGAAATCGAGCAATCGGTTAACGAACGAATCCGCAAATACAACAGGGAAGCAAGGCGCATCTAATGGCTATCGGCGTAAAAGTCCCAATCATTTCCGAACTAAACAGCAAAGGTTTCAAATCGGCGTTAGCCGAATTTAAGAAACTTGAAGGCGCAACCGCCAAAGCCGGGTTCCTAATGAAAAAGGCGTTTAGCCCGGCAGGGTTAACCGCTATGGCAGGCGCAATCGGCGGGATTGGTGTTGCCATGTTTAAAGCTGCGGAAGCCGCAGCCGAGGATCAAAAAAGCCAGGCACTATTGGCGCAACAGATCCGCAACGTAACCGACGCAACCGACGAACAGATCGGGGCAATCGAGGACGCAATAACCGCAATGCAATTAGCGTCCGGGGTGTCGGACACCGACCTACGCAAATCGTTTGCAATCCTTACCAGGGCAACCCGTGACACCGCCGACGCATACCGGCTACTAGCCCTAGCGCAAGACATTTCCGCAGGGTCGGGCAAATCACTTGACAGCGTTTCAACCGCCTTGGGTAAAGCTCAATTAGGGCAAGTTTCGGCACTAAAAAAACTTGGCATCCCACTATCCGAAAACATCACAAAAACAAACGACTTCAACGCGGCCACTAAAGAATTGACCGCCACGTTTGGTGGTGCGGCACGAACCAACGCCGAAACGTATTCAGGCCGTTTAGCAATCATGCGCCAAAAATTGTCCGAGGCATGGGAAATGATCGGTTATCGGGTGATTCCCGTGTTGCAAAAATTAGCGGATTGGTTTCTTAAAGCAACCGAAGGCGCAGAAACATTAGGCGGGATGATTAGCGGTGTTCTTAAAAGCGCAATTCAAAGTTTGACACATAACGCCGACGGTTCGGTTAGCGGGTTCGGACGATTCCTGAACGCCATGGTTCACGTTGGCAACGGAGCAATCCGTTTAAAAAATGGTGTCATGGAAGTCGTTGGCGCAATCACAGGTGCAGACATCGCAGCGGACAAGACGATTGACACGTTGAGCGCGTTAGCCCCGACCGTTCAAGGGTTGTCGGGTGACTTTAGGCAATTGGGCGGGGCAGTAGCCATAACCCAGGAATATCTAAACAATTTCCAAGGCCCGGTCGCATCCCGTGACCTATCTGAATTTTTGCAATTCCAACGCGATTGGGAAATGGCCATGGTCGGCATTGGCAACGCATCCAGCGGTGCAGCCGATGTCGTGGACGATTCGTTTGCCAGGTTTGCTAGAGCAGTCCAGGAAGCACAAAACGCATTAGCCGGGATGGTCACTGGGTATCTCGACCTGAACGCAGCTGCGGAAGCGGGCAGCGTTGGCGGGTTCGTGCAATCCGTAACGGGGCAGGCCGCACAGATCAAAAACCTGGCCAAGAACCTTGGCACATTGTCTGCCCGCGGGCTAGCCCCCCAGGCGATCCAAGGCATCATGTCACTTGATTTAGGCACAGCTGCATCGTTGGCACAAGACTTAGTCAATTCGGCGTTTAGTACCCGGTACATTCGCCAACTGAACACCGCCTACCAGGGCATAGCGTCCACCGCAACATCGTTCGGGCAGACGTTCGGCGGAAACTTTATGACCGGGAGCGCAGCACCCGTGACACAACACATCACGATCACTAATCCAAACCCCAAAGCGGTTGTCAACGCAATCCGCGAATACGGACGCAACGCAGGCCCGATCCCGATAGCGGTTACAGGGAGTTTTTAGTGGCAATCCTTAACTATTCCGTTTTTTGGAATACAGGCGCAGCGACAACGATTAACACGTTGAGCAACGTGCAATCGGTTTCCATTGGCTACGGCAAGGAATGGCAAACAGACCCCTATCCGGTAGGACGAGCAACTATTGTTGCCCGCACCACGACCGCCCCCGCAATTGGCGATTTTGTCAGAATCCAAATCGGCACAGGCGCAATCTCGTCAGGGACCGGAGCAATTTTTTCAGGCATTGTCCGCGACGTTGGCTACGAATACGGCAACAAAACCGACATGGACTATGTGACTATCCAATGCGAAACAGCGTTGTCACGGTGGGGTCGTCGCCAATTCGTTAACCGTTCATTGGCACAAAACAACACACTCGCGCAACTCTCCACGTTGGCTACCGCTATTGGTTTCAACACATTTTGCACATTTGCCAACAACGGTTCGTCGATCGCTGCCGCGCAAACCTACACAGGCAACGGGCTCGATTTAGTTAATTTGGTGCTTACGACCGAAATGGGCATCGTTCAGGAAAGTGGCACATACACAGCGACGGGCGGAGCAACCGGGACAATTACCCCGACATTGTCGTTTTATGGTAGGCAAACTTACGACGTTGTCTATAGCGGATTTACCGACGGAACATTGTCCCCAACGTTTTGTGAATACGAACAGATTTTGTTTGCGTCCGCGACACAGCGTTATTACACCGAAGCGACAATCAACCCGATTGCCTTAGCAACGCAAACATCCGGGTCAGGGTTTTATAACATCACGCAAGATTCGGTCGATTACACCACAGCCCAAGCGTTGTCCCACGCCCAATACCTAGTTAGCCAATACAATTCCACAGATCCCAAACCGTACAAAGTCGTTAGCAGTTACAGCAACCAAGAAACAGTCGGCCAACAAAACGCGTTCGCTTATTTAATGCGGCAAGGAATTCAAATTGGGGCGTACATGCCAATCGTGCATCGCGGCACAAGTTACGACGTGTTTATCGAAGGCGTTGACATTCAGATCGCTAATGGCGAAACAATGCTAGAAATCACATTTTCGCCATACGACAACAACAATTACCTGATTTTGGATCACGCCATTTTTGGCAAACTCGATTTCAACAAGCTTGGTTTTTAGAAAGGACACAACATGACAGCAGTCGGAGATTTCGTAGTCGGCGAAGTATTAACAGCCGCATCAATGAACGAAATAGGCGCATGGACGGCATACACGGCCACGCTAACCAACCTCACCAAAGGCAACGCCACAACCTGGACAAGTAAACAATACCGAATGAACGACATCGGGTTCGTGTCGGTTGAATTCATTTTCGGGTCAACTAGCGCAGTTACGGGCGACATTACTATCGGGTTGCCGTCCGGGTGGACAGCACCAAATCAGGTGCAAGGCCTCGCCCGATTAACCGCAGCAGGAACCGTTTACGTCGGGCGCACCGAAATCAACGCGGCAGGAACCGGCATCCTGGTTCGAGCAAACAACGCAGCCGGAACCTACCTGCAATCAACTAACTGTTCCGCGACCATCCCTGGCACTTGGACAACCAACGACGCAATCCGTTTCCTAGCCGTAATGGAATTGTCATGACAATCGCAAACCCATCAAAAGCGTTAATCGCCCTGGTTGGCCTTATCTGCATCACGGTTTTAATGGCAATCGGAAAACTTGACATGGACAACGGTGTCCCGATCATCACGCTAATTATCGGCTACGCAGTGGGCAACGGCATCGCAGCTAGAAACAACGAACCCGTCCCGTTTCGCATTGGGCAACGTCCGCCATGTACCTAAACGACGGGATTGTCACCCCTCTAAATTCGGCTAGCAGCGCCGACCGATACAACGCGTCCCACGGTATCGGGGCGGTGAACGGTGCGGGTTCCACCCTGAACGCGTCTGCGAGCTTTTTAGGGGTGTTTGCGGGGCTTTTAGCCTCGGCGGGTAATTGCCAAAACCCTATAGCGGTTGCGGCCAGGATGACCGCCCACCGTTTCAGGACACGACCACCAATGGGGATGCCTCACCCCATGTTTGGCAGCTGCGCCTAACCTGCACCGTTTGATGCTCGGTTAGGGTTTCGGTTTCGGTGAACCGTAGGACACGCACTTCGAGTCCGTGAACGTTGCTGCGGTATTCCCGCATTAGCACTACCGGGATAGGCATTGCGCCCCCTTTCGTTGATGTGTTTTAACCAAAAATCTTTTTCCAACGTCTGCGGACAAGCCTAGTTGGGTTGATGGGGTCGGATAGTTGCCAATGCCACGGTTCGTATTCGGGATTAGGCCCGGTCGCTAAATAGGCGGGTGGGCCTTGTAGGAAAATGCCGTATTTGGGGGCGTTGGCGCGTAACCAGGCGAACACGTCGCCGCGTGAAACGTCGAGATCCTGAGCTACGCCGAACCCGTGGGGACTAAATTTTGGGGTGGCCGCGGGGGCCATGTTTACCCTGAGATGCCAGGTTTTGTTTTGGTAGTAACGGGTGACGGGCGGTTTGCGTCCGGTCGGTTGGTCGTCGTAACGCTCAAAAAACAATTGTTCTTGGCGGGCAAGGCTTCGATACCCCGACGAAATTGCTTTAAGGTTTATGCCTTCTTTTCGTGCTTCGTCGTACATGGTATTCATTGCAAACACAAACCCGCCACAATACGCAGGATCGAACCATCCCGTTCCACCGCACGACAATTGCTTCAATGCTTCGGCGGGTAGCTCGCCATTGATCGCCCACCATTCCTTCGGAACGGTCAATGATTTGTAGGGGTACGGTAGGTCTGGCATGTTTTAACCTTTGTTTAGGGGTGTGCCCCCGGCTGCGGGCGGTCAGCCGGGGCCACGATCTATTCGCCTTTGCGACCGATGATCGGTTGGACGGGTTCGTTGTTTCTAGCTGCGATGCCGTTGCCCACTGCGTAGCCGATAATTAGCGTGATGATCGGGACACCGTTGTCCATGTCAAGTTTTCGGATTGCCATTAAAACCGTGATGCAGATAATGCCAACCCGGGCGATTAACGCTTTTAATGGGTTTGCGCTGTTCATGT